GAGCCGGACGAATGGGAAGTTATAAGCCTACCGGCGATCGCAGAAGAAAATGACCTGTTAGGACGTGAAGAAGGGGAGCCGCTATGGAGCGAGTTTGGCTATAACAAAGAATGGGCGGAAAAGAAAAAAATCGAAGTTGGCTCCAAGGTATGGACGAGTCTTTACCAACAAAGACCCACACCCGATAGCGGCGATATATTTAGGCGTGATTGGATTCATTTCTACAAGACATTGCCGCAGCTTGACGAGCAATTAATAAGCGTGGACGCCTCTTTTAAAGACAAAAAGACCAGTGATTTTTGTGTGCTCCAAGCGTGGGGCAAAAAGGGAGCCAATAAATATTTGATTGACCAAGTAAGAGACAGAATGAACTTTCCGCAAACCGTTGCCGCTATCCGTACTTTTTCCGCCAAGCATCCGAAAGCCCATACAAAGTTAGTTGAGGACAAGGCAAACGGAACGGCAATAATTGACTATTTAAAGAAAGAAATTAGTGGAATGATACCTATTGAGCCAATGGGCGGCAAAACCGTGCGAGCCGATGCGATCAGCCCACAATGGGAAGCCGGAAATGTGTTTTTACCACACCCAAGCATATGCCCTTGGATAAATGATTTTATCGAGGAGCTTATTCAATTTCCTGCCGGCAAGCATGACGATATGGTAGATGCAATGAGCCAAGCCCTTACACGTTGGCAAACCGCTATTAATTTCTTTATAGGAAGGGCGTAACTAATTTGTTTGAAACAGTAGATGAAGGCGCAAAAAAAGCCTTTGAAGAGCTAACAGAAAGTGCCCAAGTGGCATTTGGATTTAGTAAGTATTCTTTCTTGCATGGGTGGAGCCTTATTTTTCTTGTTTTAGCCGTTGCAATTGTTATAGCGTTAATTATTAACAACAAGGAAGATTGACCATGTTTGACTATTTCAAGCATTGTCTACAGGACTTTAATGTTTTCATGTTCCTTGCCATTGTTATAGTCAATACCGCACTAAGCAAAGCAAATAGCACCAAGCTTTTAAAAGAGCAAAGCCAAGAACTATACAACGAAATAGAAGAAATAAAAGACGAAATAAGAGAGTGTAGAAAATGAATGAAACTATAACATTAACCATAATTGAATTTATCGCAAGCGTGATTGTTGAAGGCATTATACTTGCAGGCATTTTCTCACATATCAGCAACCAAGCGCAGACCAAGCAGCAACAGAACTTGCAGCAAGAAATGAATAACATAGAAATTCAAAACAAGTTCATTTATACACAGTTGCAAGACGAGATACACCGAGCCAAGCAGGACATAATAAGCGAAATAAAAGAAGCTCAACAGAATAATAAACAGGCGCCGACCCACAATGAATAGGGGGCGCTTTTTTCCGTTTTTAAATATTGCAAAAGGAGGGCAAAGCTTTGAAATTCCCTTTCAGAAAAAAATCAATGCGTTTTAGTCAATTGTTGCCGGCATGGAAGACAAACCAAGACGCAAAGTTTAACGATTGGACAACAGAGAAAGCGATCAGCGAAGGGCTAAAAGCTAGCACTTATGTATATGCCTGTATTCAACTTATCGCACGATCGGCGGCAAGTGTGCCGTGGTACGCATACCGACAAAAACGCAATGGCGATTGGCAGCAAATAAAGCGGCACCCTATGGAGCTTTTAATTGAAAATCCTACGCCCTTTCACAACCGCAAAGACCTTATAGAAGGTATGGTGCATCATTTATATTTGGGCGGAAATGCCCTTTTTACCAAGGTAAGAGCCGGAGGCGTGCCGGTTGAATTATGGCAATTGCCGCCAGATGCAATAAAGGTTGTGCCAAGCAAAACGGATTTTATTGACCATTATTTATACGAAAAAGACGGCGTAAGACAGCGCTTTGATCAAAATGACATTATGCACAATAAATTCTTTGACCCTGCCAATCCATATTGGGGCATGGCGCCGCTGCAAGCCGGAGCGAGAACGGTAGATAGTGAAGTGGAAGCCGTGCGCTTTCAGAAAGTTTCATTGCAAAACCGTGCCATTTCAGACGGTATTTTCACATTTGAAAGCCATTTGACACGTGACCAATGGGAAGAGGCACGCCAAATGATAAGAGAGCAGCACCAAGGCTTTGAAAATGCTCGCTCGCCGTGGGTTTTAGGAGCAGGCGCCAAGTGGCAGCAAATGAGCTTATCGCCGGCGGAGCTAGACTTTTTAAACAGTCGAAAATTTAGCCGTGAAGAAATATGTACTATTTTCAACGTGCCGCCGCCTATGATCGGCGTGCTAGAAAACAGCACATACAACAACATTGAAACAGCAAGGAAGATTTTTTGGCAAGATCATTTGGTGCCATTACTTGAAGATATTAAAAATTGCTTTAATCAGTCCATAGCGCCGGAGTTTGGACAAGGCGTTATTTTGGATTATGACCTGTCAAACGTGGAGGCATTGCAGACAAGCAACACCGAGAAAATGACAACAGCCGCACAACTTTTTGGCATGGGCGTGCCATTCAATATGATTAATCAGCGCTTAGACCTTGGCTTTGATGATATTGAAGGCGGCGATATGGGCTATTTACCAAGCGGCTTAATGCCGGCGAATATCCTAGAAAACATGGAAGACCCAAGCGCACAAGAGGACACAACAGGCACACAAGAGCCGCCGCCGGATAATGAGCCGCCGCCGGACGATGAAGAACAACCGGCAGACGATTCAGAAGAGCCAGCACAAGCCGGCATGGGTGCTTTTAATACTAAGAGTAGGGGCACCGCTCAAAAGCAAAAAGCAAGCGGTTACAGTGACGCACAAAAAGACTTTCACTATAAGCGCATTGATCGTAAGCGTGAGCAATGGGTTTTAAATATGACACGCAAAAGCGCCAAGCTCTTTGAAAGTGAAGGCGAACTTATTTCCCAAGCAATTAAAAGTGGCGATTGGAAAAAAGCGCTAGAGAAGAACGCTGCCAAGTGGGAAACCTTTTTAATAGCTAGTTACACCGGCATTGTTGAAGACATTGGCGCAGCTCATTACAACGATTTAACCAAAAACCACGAGCCGAGCGAATACAAAGCATTGAGCGACTTTTTTAATCCGTATGCAGACACTATAAAAGCTTACATACGAAAGCTTGCAGGCACGAAAGTAGCAATGGTAAGCGATTGGACAAAGCAGATTATAGGCGCAATGGTTGAAGAAGCGAATGAGGCTAATGCCTCTATGGACGAACTAGCCAAGAACATTAAAGACCAATACAAAGAGTTCAGCCGTTATAGAGCCTATCGCATAGCGAGAACCGAAACACAAAATGCACTAGGTTATGCACAGCACCAAGCCGGACTAAAAGCCCAAGAAACACTAGGGCAAGAATTAGTAGGCGAGTGGTACACAAGCTTAGATGATCGAGTGAGAGACAGCCACGAGAAAATGCACGGCGAACGTCAACCGCTTGGAAAAGCTTTCTCCAATGGCTTGCTATATGCAGGCGAATACACACAAACCGAAAAGACCGGCGAGAATATTAATTGCCGTTGCGTGATTTTACATCATTTTGAATAAACCGGAGGCAAAAACATGCTTTTAAAAAACCTTAACTTTGAATATAAAGCCAATTCAGATAAGCGAGAGTTTGAAGGCTATGCAAGCACATGGGATAGAGATTTAGGCGGCGATCAGATCCAAAAAGGCGCTTTTAAAAAGACAATTGCCGAGCGATTCCCTGCCAATAAAGTCAAGATTCTATGGCAGCATAATGAGCCAATTGGACTTCCTACACACATGGAAGAGGACAGCAAGGGGCTTTACGTGAAAGGGCGCATTAGTAAAACACGCCTAGGCGATGAAGCGTTAGAACTTATTAATGATGGCGTGGTAGATCAAATGAGCATTGGCTATGACGTGATAGGAGACGACATAAGCGAAGACGGACAAACACGTTTTCTTAAAGAGCTTGTTTTATATGAATTTAGCCCTGTTACATTCCCGATGAACCCAAACGCCGACATAGTGAGCGTGAAGACACATTTTAATAGCCTTGTAAAAGAATTTTCTAACCCTGTTATGGCAAACATGTTGAAAGAGCATAAAAACTTTGCAAAAGCCGATATTAAAAGCATCGAAAGCACAATCAAAACGCTTGAAACGCTTTTAAAACAACTTCAAAGCGGCACGATTGAGCCGAATGACCTTCACTCAATTAACCCTTTCCAAGCTCTTATAGCCGATATGAAAGGCTATAAACCGACTCAAACAAAGAGCAAGAAAGACGATCAAGACGAGTTTATAAGCGCTTGTATGAGCCGCTTGCATTCACGTTATCCCGATCAAGAGCAAAGACTAGCTATTTGCTTTTCTGAATATGAAGACCAATAACCCAACAGGAGGAACACACCATGTATATTAAAAAGCCATT